AAACAGGAGTTCGATAAATTATGAAGAAGAAAAACGATTCAGTCCGATGGATTTCAACAATTCTAGCATTAATAGCTACGATTGGATTTCCTGTTGGAATTTATTTCCTTAACTGGTCACTAGGAGTGAGACTTATCTTAATTTCAGCATTCCTAATGTTATGGAGCATAGGAATTGAAAAAGGGTACAGGGGTAAAAAATGAGTATGAAACTACCATTTAAGGATAAACATTTAGAAGAACTCAAACGAGTAATACTAAATGGGGCAAGAAGCACATGGACGATAGAAGAAAACTTCAGGCAAGAACTAATCGAATGGGCAAGACAAGAAGATGGAGAAAGTAAAACCAAAACAACCCGACTGCCTAGCAAACCTAAAAAACTGTAAAGCCAGTTGTTGCAGGAACATAGTATTCAAAGAAAAAATATTAACAGATTTATTCAAAGAATACTATAAAGCACATGGGTGTAAAGTAGAACAACTTCCAAATAGAACTTACAGGATTGTAGTCCCAATGAAATGCCCACACTTAACGGATAACAAATGTGACATTCACAACAACAAACCAATGCTCTGCAGGAGGCTCAACAACCACACAAAACATCAATATTACATTACGGATGGGTGTGTATTGTAATGCCTTTTCCTAATAAAGCCACTCAATTCAAACCTGGTGATAAGCTGGTCAAGCGTGCAAATGCAAGAAAAGGAGGGTTAGTTAGGTCAGATAAAAAGAAATTAGCAGCCACTTTTCGCATTTTAAAAAACCCGTTAATCAGCAAAGATATGATTGACAAATTAATGCTTAAAGTAGCAAGTCCGGAATTAAGCTTAATTGATTGGGGTAAACATATATCAGTGGCTGAAGAGCACCATTTGAAAGAAGGCAATATTAAAGCTTATGGTAACATTGCATACATGAAAGAGAGATGGCACAAAGCCGCTCATGGAGAAAAGATTCATACTGAAAACGTTCATCATGTTATTAACTGGACAGAGGTTATAGATGGCTGCAGAATCACAAAAGAAGACCTACAAGACGAAGAAGATAGTTAAAGATTTTTTCGGGGTGACATTATATTGGTTTCAATTAAAATTTTTACAAGATTGTTTAACAAAGCAAAGAGTATGTGGAGCTTTCTGTCGTCAAACAGGAAAGAGCATGACTATAAGTATTCTTTCTGTTATGGAGGCACTACGAGAACCGCAACGGCATATCATTATAGTTGGACCAACGGACAGACAGGCAGGAGAGTTGTTTGCGAAAATCCGAAACTTTATCGAAAACGCATACGTTGGAATGGAAATTCTATCCAGTACACAACGAGAAATGGTAATGAAGAACGGGAGCAGGATAAGTGCGTTCCCAACAGGAGACGACGGAAAGAACATAAGAGGAATGACAGCAAACGTTCTAATTCTAGAAGAATCAGCTTACATAAAGGACAGTATTGTGAACCAGGTTCTATTACCAATGGTCGCTGCGACAAATGGTAAGATAATAAAAATAAGTACTCCATTTGGAATGAACCACTTCTATAGAAGCTTTCAAGAAGATGACAATTATATTAGTCACAGGTACACATGGGAAGACGCTGTTAAAGTTAAACACTTCACTCAAGAGTTTATTGATGAACAAAAAATGCAGTTAAGTAGTTTAGAATTTGATACAGAGTACATGGCTAATTTCATAGCAGATGAAGATGCATACTTTAATCATAAATTAATAGAGAATTGCATAAGTGATTATAAGTTACTATTAGACACTGATATTATAGACAGTGGCAAACAGTACATTCTAGGCGCTGACCTTGCTAGAATGGGACAAGATAGTAGTGTATTTATTATAATAGAACAAAGTAAAGTGAATAAAGTAATCTATTTAAAAGAATTAAAGAAGAACACAATGGATGAAGCTATTGACTACATTAAATTCTTACACCAAAAGTTTAAGTTTAAAAAGATTATATGTGACCAAACAGGATTAGGTGCAGGCGTAGTAGATGTGTTAGCAAAAGATTTAAACACTCCTAAAAGTAAAACACCAATGACTAATTATAATCAGCAGTATTCAGCAGCTGATATAGTTGTAGGCTTAACGTTTACATTAAAAAATAAAGAAGATATATTTAGTAATTTAAAACTTAACATGGAACAAGGTAATCTTATTTTTCCGCAGCACAAGCGGTTAATCTTTGAACTAAAAGATTTCAGGTATGAAGTAACAGCAAGTGGACACTTGAAATTACATCATAGTGAAGGAGGGCATGATGACTTTGTTGATGCTCTTGCTTGTGCAGCACATGGACTCAGGGGTAGGAGTTACGGGTTCTTTATGGGCTAAAATAATGAAATGGATGATTGGTGAAGAGCACGAATATTATGGAGTTGTTGTTATGTGCAGAACCATAGAAGGAGAACCTTACAGATTCTTTGATAAAGATGGGTGTATTAGCATGATTCCACTGGATTGTTTGAATTTATAATATTATTTAAATACTATAAGATGTTTAATACTATTTGATTTGGCTACTTTAGTAATGAAGGGCTGAGAAAATCACCTCTTTCCCACCAAGTGTAAAAGCTTGGCAGGGTTTTCATAATCATGGGCGTACTCGACTGGTATAAAAAATCTAAGACCTTTCTTTCAAAAGAAGTAAGGCTATTCAGCGGAAGCGAACTCGCTGCTGAAGATAGCATGGCACTATTACCGTCTTGGTTCTGGACAGCAAAACTAGGAGTTCCGCGTAATACTAATTTGTTAGAGCTTAGACAATATGCTAAAAGTCCATGGGTTCAAATGGTTAAAGCAGCCATTAAGAAACAGATTATGAGCATTGACTGGGATGTAATACCAACCGATGAAGAAGACGAAACAGATTATTCTGAACAAATTAAACAAATTAAAACTTTCTTAAAATACCCTAACCGAAACAAGCAAACATTCTGGGAGTTATGGGGAATGTTTATGGATGATGTTCTTGACCTCGACGCTGGTGTTATTGTTAAAGGAAGAAATGGTGCCGGTGAGTTAAAAGAATTATTTGCTCACGATGGTGGTAAATTCTTATTCAAAACTGATAAGTATGGCATTATTGAAGGAATGTACCAATATAGTTTTCAGTTCCCAACTAACAAACCCTTATTCTTTGAGCGTGATGATATTATTTATGGTAAAGTAGGAAATAATACAGACCAGTACCCTTATGGGTGGAGTCCATTACAAAGTATCCAACAAGAGATTGAAGTAATGATTCAATCAACTAGATTTAATAAAGAGTTCTTCAAGAATAATGCAATCCCTGATGGTATATTAAGTGTTAATACAGAATTAGAAAACTTAGAAAGATTCCAAAAAGGTTGGGCACAACAATGCCAAGGTAAAGCACATAAACTAGTTATTCATAATAGTGATGCTACATTTACTCCTTTAGGAATGAATAATAAAGATATGGAATGGCTCGAAGGACAGAAATGGTACTTCCACGTTTGCTTTGCAGCTTATGGATTAAGCCCTCAAGAAGTAGGATTTTATGAGAACAGTAACAGAAGCACTGGAGAGAGTCAAGAACGAATCAGTATCAAAAACGCTATTAAACCTTACCTAATTCTAATTGAAGAAAAGATTAACCGAGAGATTATTCCAGACATTACGGGAAATGATGATATTAAATTTAAATTCTTTCCTAATGACGACACAGCGGAAAAGATTAAACACGACCAAGCTATGGCTAAATTAAATGCAGGAGTAATCACAATTAACGAACTTAGAAGCCAAGAAGGTTTAAACCCAGTTAAATGGGGCGACCAACCTATGGCTATGGAAATGCAAGATAGGTTTAAAGAAAATCAACCTGACGAAGAAGATAAAGATAATCCTAAAGAAGAAAAGCCTAAAGAAGAAGATAAGGAAAAGGAAAGAACCAAAAGAGAAGAGAAGAAGGAATTAAAAAAAAAAGTCCCAAATATCCAAGAAGAAGCAAAAGATTATGCAGATTTCTTAAAAAAAGAATTCAATAAGTGGGAAAAAGAAATAATGAGTTTTATTGATGACACGCTCTCCGATGAATTTCTGTCAAAATCCANCCCTCAACTCCGCATTGAGAAGACATTCGGAGAGTTCTTAATGCGGTTAATGAATACAATACATACTGCAGGATTCTTTGAATCATTAAAAGCGGTTGTAACTGCGACACTCAAACAAGGAACAGAAGCAGCAGAAAAAGAATTAAAAGTTGATATTGGTGTTGGGATTAATTTTGAGAAAAAGGCAGAAGCATTAACACAAAGACAACTTGATGGATTTAGTATTGAAGGCAAACGATGGAATGGAATTAAAGGAGTTGCCAAAGATGTNCAAGATAAAATCAGAGAAAAAGTTGCTAAAGGAATCACCGACCAATCCTCGCTAAAGGAAATCAAAAATGAAGTTAAAGATATTATGGTTCAACAAAAGGGCGGAAAGAGAGTGACTGGTGAAGTTACTGAGGGGAGANCGATGAAAATAGCAAGAACAGAGAGCAATCGTTTCGTGAACCAAGGAAAACTTGCCGCGTACAAAGATAGTGGATTAAAAGGAAAAAAGAAATGGAATGCTTTTGAAGATAATAGGACAAGTAAGATATGTCTCNAGTTAGATGAGGACACTGTTGAGTTAGATGATAACTTTAAAGCATCAGTTAATGGTAAATATTTTGAATTCGATACTCCACCAGCTCACCCAAATTGTAGGTCCATAATCCAATTTGTTCAGGAAGATTAAATATTATTTAAATACTTTAATAGCATTAGAGGTTATATAAGATGGAAAAAAAGATTAAGATGTGGATGCCAGTAACCAAAACTGCTGGTGGAGAATTTCTAGGAATCCTTTCTGATAATAGCTTGGACAGAGATGAAGAATTTATGACCAAAGAATTATTGGAAGATTGGGCTAGAGAAAGAAGTCCATTGCCAATGTTGGCTAACCATGAGAATAAAATGGAGAAATTCATTGGTGGTTGGAAGAATAAAAAGTTAATTAGTAAAGGTAAAAAACATGCTTTAACCGCTAACCCGTTCTTTTTTAGTAAAGAAGCGAACCCATTAGCGAGTCAGATTAAGAAACAAGTGGAGGAAGCACTTGAGAACGGTATGGGTGTAGGGATTAGTATTGGAGCAATTCCAAATGAAACTATTGAAAAAGAAATTGATGGTGAAACAAGAACTGGATTCTTGAAAGCCGAGATTGTTGAAGCAACAATCGTTCCCATTCAAAGCAATCGTAACGCTAGTTTTTCAGCTGTTGCGAAAGAGTTTGATATTAACAAGGAGGAAACTAAAATGACAGATGAAATTGTTGTTAAGGATGCTCCTGT